ATCTCCGTTTACTTCTTTTATTTCTTTTACTTTTTTTATTATTTAACCTTTTACTCCGCTTATTATTATTCAATCTTTTAGATCTTCTATTATTATTTAGTTTATTATTTAATTTTCCACCAGCAGTTTCACTCATCATAGTTGCATATAATGATATACCTGTTGCTGCTGCCGCTAAAATAGGTAAACCTACATATGCAAGAGATTGTAAAGAAGGGAATCGTGAACTTTTATTATCTTTATATTCTTCTTTATTAATTATATTTAAGGCATTTACATATGTTTCCATTGTGTAATTAGATTCATCGTTAATTTCTTTAAATCTACCTTTTAAGATATTAAATAAATGTTCGAACGATATTTTTATATTATCCAATATTCCTCCACCACCCTGACTTTCTTGAATAGTTGATAATCTTGTTAAATATTCTTTTTTCCTTTCAAAAGCACCCCTTACTGTTTTTGATACCTCTTTATCAGATAAATAATCATCTAATTTTTTTAAAGTTTCTAAATCTTCAACACGATCAATAGATTGTTTAAAATCTTCTCCTTTTCTGAATGTTATTGCCTGTGTTTTTAAATCTTCTAAAAGAGATTTATCCATTTTTTCTTGTTTTTTAGGATCTTTTCTTAGAACTGGATTTTCATATTCTTTAATAAATACTTTATCTTTATCAATTTCTTTAATAATTTCTTCACTATTAAATTGTTTATCACCTTTTAAATAATCAAGATAAAATAAACATAAATCTATAAATTCATCTTCTGTAAATTTAGTTTCAGATGAACAACAACTGTCTTTTAAATATACATTATATATTTGATCAATCAAATCTTCATATAAATCTTTATCTAAAAATTCACTTTGTGACCCTCTTCTAGATAATACTTCTTCTATATGTTCTCCTAAAATGTTGAATATATCTGAATTTTCATCAATTAATGCATCTAAAAATTCTTCTGTTACATCCATATAATCTGTAGTATCATTACATAGTTCTTTACATGATTTAGATGATTTAGATGATTTAGATGATAATAAAGATCCACCTGAAGTTTTCCCTGTAAGAGGTCTAATGTGAAATGCTGCCCTTGCTAGTTTAGTTTTATAATAAAATCCAAAACAACTACGGAAGGTTTGAATACCAGGACTAAATTGCTGTTTCCATTTAAATAATTGACATTTCTTATTTATACATGATTGAATTGTTTGTAATGAATAATAATGTAATGTTTTCTTATCATCCATAATATTAATATAATCACAAACTTGTTCTAATCTTTGAGTTATTAAATTATAAGAAAGATTCAATTGTTCTGCTCTTTTTTCTTTATCAATAGAAAATCCGGATCTTTCTTTTTCCCACCCTTGGTTTAATAATAGTAGTGATGATGGTTTTTCTTCCGCATCAGTTAATTTTTTATTTTTAAATTTCCCTTTTTCAACTCGTTCACCTAGATATTTTAAATCTCTAGGTTCTTTAAATATTTCACATAAGATATACTTAATTGTTTTTTTATTAACTACTAAATAAAATCCTGCAATATTACTATATTTAATATCTATAAATGGATAATCACTTTTAATAATATTACATTTAGGATGTGCCCAATCAAATAGTAAAAGTAATATCTTAGTTCTAGCAATTATTACTTTTTTTAATTCATCTAATTTTTTATCTTCTGTATCTATCATCTTATTTGATTTAATTAAATCAGAAAGAATATTTATATAATCATTTTTAGGTAATGGTGATAATGTTGATAAAGATGCAACAGGTATAATATGTTCACATTGTCCTCCGGTTGGATTCCTTATTGCATCTGTTCCATTTTCTTTTGTTATTTCAAACTGACAGATATAACATCGTGCACATTTACTTACACTTTTCCCACATGTATCATTAGATGGTAAATGCTTCTTACCACCTGTATCCCACCTTTGACAACTAATTTGAGTCATCATATTACTTTTCATAAAAGTTTCTATTTCTTTCCAGCAATCATCACATTCTTTTTTACCTTTCTTTTTTGATAAATTTTGAAATGCTTTTAAATGTAATTTTTTGAATAATTTTTCATCTGATAATTGTTTGACATGCCAACATTGTGCTGTTGCATCTAACCCCCTAGTTTCTTTATATAAATCATATGATCCTTCAACACCTGTCATATCTTTAGTTTGAATAACAGCATCTGAACGATTACCTTTATTACTAAGATAAATCTCTATATCTGAATATGTTAGATTTGATTCAGAAACTTTAGGATCTGAAACCTTAGGATCAGAAACTTTAGGATCTGAAACCTTAGGATCAGAAACTTTAGGATCTGAAACTTTAGGATCTGATGCAGACTTAGTTTTTACTTTATGATCTGATTCAGATTTAGATTTAGATTCAGATTTAGATTTTAATTTAGGTGATTGTTTAGATTCTTCTTGCTTTAATCTTTTATTCCTCCGCGATCTTGTTTCTACAGGCATATATATATATTATTATTATTATTATTATTATTATAATATTATTATAGTATTAATAAAAAAGAAATAGTGAAAAAAAATAATTTAAATAATAACTTAATCATAACTCATATATAAATACATTTTTAAAGGATACATTGTATCAGTAATAATATTTTATTTTTAAAAAATAAAGAATTATTACTAATAGTATCTTATTACTCAATAAATGCGAAGGTATGTATTTATCATGTTATAATTATTTTTGAAGTAACTCTGCCATTGTATATTCTTACTTCCTCAATTACTTGAGATATAACAGTACTATTATAGGGTTGTACCCACCACTTTAATAAAATATTATTTATCAAATGTTTTAACGCGTTTTATTAAAATATTTGTATAGTCTACTACAACATCTTTTGTTACAGGTTGAAAATAACTATAATTTTTTTTATGATATTTATTTATAAAATTATTTTTATCTTTATCATCTAAATATTTATCATCTGCAATTTTTTTTAATAATTCATAATTTTGCTCATATATATATTCTTTAATAATTTTATCCATTTTTTAACTATTAATTTTTTTTAATAAATTAAAAAAATAAATCAAATTTTTTAAGGATTAGTGGTATTTCCCAATAGTTTATCTAATTTTAGCACCATTTCAGATCCACGTACAGCATCATCCGTTGAATTAGGATTCAATGTATCTTGTTTACCCACATTTTGAGCATCCCCAGTATCACTCGTAGGGTTCGGGACCAGTGTAGAAGTTTCAGCAACTGCTTTTTCGGTTTCAGATTCTATCACTTTACAAAAACGAAATTCCTCAATAGTAGAAAATAAATCGGTAAATTTACTTTGAAAATCTGGTAATTCTGGTAAACCTGGTAATTTTTCTCTTAATGTATAAATACTTCGTTTTAGTTCTTCTAAATCAATACCTCCACTATCTGCATCATCTGTAACACTTAGAAGAGAATGTACTTTTTCCAATTCTTTAAGAACTTGACCAGCAGCATCATCCTCACTATCACTAGCAGTAGCAGTAGCACTAGCAGTAGCACTAGCAGTAGCACTACCTAAGGCATCAATAAATTTTTGTAATTTTCCTTGTAGGTCTACTGAGTTAGATCTCAAATCTGATAATGATTTCTGAATATCCGAAAATGAAATACCATCATTTAAACCATCTATAAAACGTTTTATTTTTCCTGTTAAATGGAAATCATGTTCACCGAGAGTAAATTTTCCACCTATTTCTATACTATTGATAGATCTTTTTATTTCTGTGATAAATTGTGGAATACCTGGTTTTCGAATACCTCTTAATAAATTTGGAATTAATTTAAAAACAGATGTTAATGCTCCTTGAATCCCTTTTATTAGACCTAATGATGTAAATAATTTATCCGCATTAATTATTTTATAAAAACCTCTCTTTCCACTAACCTGAACAATATTTCCACGGAAAATAACGTTTCCTATTTCACTATTAAACATTTCTAAGATTTTATCTCTTTTCGTATCACCTTGAAACATTACATCAATTATATCTGTTTTTACATCTACTTCGTCACGTTCATGAATATATCCATTTTTTAATGCCGCGTATAATGCACCCTTAACTATTAATAATTCTTTATCTAATGATTCACCACTTTTATCTTTTTTTCTACTAAAAAAACCTTTTGATTTAGTTGATTTATTACATAATTCTTGTAATCTAGTTAATTCTTCTTTTATATCTGTAAAATCTTCATAAATAGTTTCAATTTCTTCTTTGATTGTTAATAAACTTGTGTCTCTTGTAACTTGATCATTAAATATTGCTTCAATCTCCCGAGTAAACTCATCAGTGCCAGGTATTTCTAATTTTTCAATCTTTTGTTTTAGAAAACCAATTTCTGTTTTCATCTGTTCAATTTCGTCTTCGCCTGGAAATAACTCTCGTTCCGCCGAGCCCCCACTTCCTTTTTTTGCTGCTATTTCTGCTTCCGCTGTTGCTCTTCTTGCTGCTGCTTCTTCTTTTCTAGTATCTAGTTCTTGTTTTCTAAGTTCAAATTCACGATCTCCTTTTGCTTTAGTATCTTCTAGACCCCGTCTTTCTTTAAGTATTGATGAAACACTATTTTCAAGGGTAGATAATTTTTCTTTATATTCTTTTAGTAATTTTTGTCTTACTTCTTCTTTTAAATTTATTTCTCTTTGACTATACTGATTTATCTTTTGTTGTAACAATTTAGTTTTTTCTTTTATTTTTTGTTTAAATTCATTTATCTTAGTTTTTTCAATTGTAAATATTTGTTTATCATCTTCATTATTTAATAAACCATCACCTTGTTTTTTTAAAACAAATTCTTCAGATTTACAATTTTCTTTTCCTAATATTGGTTGTTGCATCTGTTGTTGTTGCATTTGTTGTTGTAGTTGTTGTTGTTGTTGTGGTTGTCCAGGTGTTACAACTTGTTGTTGTTGAACAGGTGATGGAGTATATGTCCCTGGTTGACTAGGAGTACTTGGTGTTTTTATATCATACATTAAATAACTTATAAATCCTAAATCTAATAAACCTAAAATTACCATTGGTAAATGTCCCATGAAAAATGTCCCACCTTTTTTTGTATATTTATTTCTGTTATAAGTTTTTCTGTTATAAGTTCTTTTATTATAAGTTCTTTTATTATAAGTTCTTTTATTATATCCCCTTTTACTTTTCCTTTTAGTATTCTTCCGGCGATTTGTTTTCACCATTATAATATAATACAATAAAATATATTATTATTGAAATTATTAAAATAAATATATAATTCACATCTAATACTTTAAAATCCCACAAAAAGGTATTTTTTAAAGGATCAATTAAATAATTTAAACCAGAAGGTAAATTCAAAGATTTTTTACCTTTTGAATTTATTCTATAAAATACATTTCCTAATGAATATTCTGTATAAATTATAAATATTATTGTGATTAAAATTATATATAAGAAAAAATTCATATTATTTATTAAAAATAAATTTAATTATAAGTATTTGTAATATGTTTTTTAGGAAAATAAAGATGAAATGAACGCGTTGTTTTTAATGCTTTTACATCATGATATCCTATATTATCATTTATATATGTTATTTTCGGGGCAACATGATAATTCGTTTTTATTTTTTCTAAATTTTTATTATAAATATTTTCTTTAATTACACCTTTATAAAGTATCATAAAACAACCATATTTTGAATGATCATGGATTTTAGACTGAACTCTTTTTTTCCATTTTATATGATATAAATCCATGAATGGAAAAGGTAAATATTTTTTACTATATCCTTTATAATTTACAATTTTAAAAAACATTATATATTTGTTATCGTTTATTTTTTAATATCGTTTATTTTTTAATATAGTTTATCCTTTAATATCATTTACAAAATTGGGTATAAATGTAAAAATAGAATCTATCTCAATATGATACTGAAATGTTTCTAAAGATACTTCTTGAATATAAGACCATCCGGTTGGTATAAATAATACTTCATCTTTTTTTAAATTAATTTTATGTCCCCATTTTTTAATTTTATCATTATTCTTATCTGAATAATTATTATTAATTTCTTCATTGTGTTTTGGATTAAATATATATATAAATGATTCTCCACTAATATTTCCTATAATATTATAATCATGATTACATTTTTGTAATGGTATTTTTATATTTCCTTTTAAAAGAGACAAAGAATATTTTTTAAAAAATAAATATTGATAATCTTTTAAAAATTTTAAATTTATAAGTTTATTTTTAATATCGAAACTATTAACAATTTTTTCATTTTTATAAATATTAAAAATATTTTCATCTTTAAAACTTTTTAATGGGAAAATATCATTTCCATGATTAATTAAATAACTTGGTTTTTCTTGAATTAAATCATCATAATCTATTTTATTTTCATAATTCAAGATAAAAGGGTTTTTTAATCTTAAATTTTCATTTATTTGATTTATATCATTTATATCATTTATATCATTTATATAAACTAAAATACCATTTTCATTATATTTATATATTTGTAGTGTTTTGTATATAACTAAGATAATATATATAATTACAATACAACTTATTATCATTTTAAAAGTATATAAAGATTTATTGATTATATTAAAATAAATAAAAATGGCAGAAAAAACTAATATCGGTAAAGTTCTTTGGTTTGATCATAAAAAAGGATGGGGATTTATTCGAGTTATTAATCCTGATTCAGAATTTGTAAATAAAGAAGTATTTGTTCATTTCTCATCTATTAATTGTACAAATACATTTAAGAAACTTTATCCTGGTGAAGTTGTAAGTTTAGATGTAAATAAACTTGAGAATCCAGAGGATGGTAAAGAATTTACAACTAGTAATGTTACTGGATTATTCGGAACAGAATTATTTGTAGATTCTAAAGAATATAGATATAAGGTTATTAAAAATAGGGTAAATAATGATAATAATTAAATTATTCTTTATGAACTTTAATACCTCCTAAAGAAGAAAAAACATAAATATCTTCTAATAATTGTTTTTTATTACTTTTAACTTCAATTCCTTTTTTGGATAATTCTTTTTTTAAATCATTTTCATTCATAGTTTCTAATGTTTTAAAAACTTTTTTAATATTTTTTTTCTTTCTAGGTGTACATTTCAAAGAAACTTTACGACTATTTGTATGTCTTCTATGAAGTTTCTTTCTACGTGAAGGATTATTTCTACTACCTTTAGTATATTTATGTTTTGATTTATCTTTTTCTTTACGATTATGAATACTTACATTTTTTTTATCTTCTTGTTTTTCAGGAGTTTTTCGAACAACTTGTTTCTTTTCAGGAGTTTTTCGAACAACTTGTTTCTTTTCAGGAGTTTTTCGAACAACTTGTTTATTTTCTAATTTATTTTTTTTATCTTCCTTTTTTTCAGGGGGTTTTCTAACAACTTGTTTTTTTTCAGGTGTTTTTCTAACAACTTCTTGTTTTTCAGGGGTTTTTCTAACAACTTCCTTTTTTTCAGGGGGTTTTCTAACAACTTGTTTTTTTTCAGGTGTTTTTCTAACAACTTGTTTCTTAACAACTTCTTTTTTTTCAGGTTCAGTATCTAATTTTTTAACTTTTATAACATTAATTTCTGATCTTTTTTTATTTTTTGATGATTTATTTTTATTATTTTTTAAAGAATTTCCTCCTGAAGAAATGTATTTTTTATATTTATTCGACAAAGGAGATTTTTTTGGAGATATCTTTTTTTTTATATTTATTTTTGAACTTAATGTATCCATTATATATAAATATAATATATTTTTATTGTTTATTTTTCGTATCTTGGAATAGTTTTATTTCAGTATATAAACGATGTTTACAAACTTGATCATCATTAAATATATCATAACATATATTATTTACAATTAAATCACCCATATAATCATCTTTTTGAATTTCTTTTAATGAATCTTTAAGGAATTGTTGTAAATGTTTTTTTCTTTCAGTATAAATAGAATCGATTGTTTTCATAATATCTTGTTCTGGTATAAATTCAATAGAATTTTCTGTTAAATATTTCTTGTAATTTTCTTTTACATAAAAAAAGATTAGATCTTGAATGATTTTAGTATTTGAAGACATTTTTATTTAAATAATTATAAATACTAATATTTAAATAATATTTAAACTTAAGTTTAAATAAAAAAAATTTATTTATTCAATTAATAAATATATGATGTTTTTGTATAATTATACTAAATTATCATTATGGGGTTCAATATATTTTTTTTATCCCAGTGATTTAATATTTGATATAATTTTAAAAAATATAGATGATTGTGGATGTATTGCTATTAAAGTAGTTCAATGGATCCTACCTAAACTTGAAATGATATACGATCTAGATGTTGAGAAAGATGATTGGTTTAAAAAATTAGAAAAATTTTATGAATATAATCACACACATAAAATAGATTATACTGAAAAAATATATAAACAAGATTTTAATGAAACTTTAAGTGAAGTTTATGAAATAGATTCTATAGTTGGTTCTGGGAGTGTTGGTCAGGTTTATAAAGCAAGACATAAAATTTTAGATGAATATCATGCAATAAAAATAGTTCATCCTAAGATGTATTCTCAAATATCATTTTTAAAATTTATTATCATTTTATTAACTAAAACACCATTAATAAAAGATTATATAACTTCTATTTTACCATTTAATTTTTATGATTTTATAAAAGAATTTGAACAACAAACAAATATGATTAATGATGCTAATAATTGTTTATATTTTTATGAAAATTATAAAAATGATGATTATATAGTTGTTCCTAGGACAATAAAAGTATCTAAAAATATTTTTATTATGAGTTATGAAGATGGTATAAGGTTTGATGATTTAGATGAATCAGATTATATTAAATACAAATCTATTTTACTATTAAATATTTTCACTAAAAATAATCAAGTTATAACAAATTTAAATCATGGTGACATACACAAAGGTAATTGGAAAATAAGGGTTAAAGATAAAAAACCTTATTTTATAGTTTATGATTTTGGTTTCTGTTGGAGAGTTCCGGAAGGGAAAGATAAAAATATGGTTGAATTTATAGATGATACATTTATTAAAGTTGATAATGGAAATCAATATACAGATGATTTTGTAAAAATAGCAAAATTCGTATTAAGTGATAAATGTACAGAAGAAATAATATTAGATGAATTAAATCGAACAACTTTACGAATAAATCCAGAAGTTTTGATAAAGATAATTGTTTCTATTGCTAAAAAACAAAGAATAGTATTAGATTCTGTATTAATTCAAATATTAATAACAATGACTCAATGGGGGAAGTATTTAGAAAAATATAGTTTACTAAGACTAGATGATGATAAAGATGATGGTTTTTTAGGTTATGAATATTATAGAAAAAGATTAATAGATATAAAATCATTTTGTCAGGCAAACAATATGACAGAAAAATATATTGAATATATTGATCAAAAAATAATAAAATATAATCCTGAAATAAATGATTTATTTGAAACAGTTGAAAGTGAAAATAATTTTAGTAATTTAGATAAATTAAAAAAATTAGCAATATCTTAATTAAATTTTTTATCATTATTACTATCATGTAAATATTTAACTTGTAGATAATCTTTAACCATACCTACACCTATAAAAGATATAAACATTAAGGGGACTGCAAAATAATGATAATATTCCATTTTATAATAAATTTTTATATACCTTTAAATGATATTTTTTCAAAAAAATTTGAAAAAATAATAATAAAAAAATTTAAATTTATAAAAAAAATATTTAAATACATCTAAAAAAATAATATATATATCATGATGATTGATAGTGATAAAATCATTCAAAAATATTTTGAAAGAGAAAATATCAAAGTATTACATCAAATTGAATCATATAATTATTACATTTCAGATATTATCCCGAATATTGTATCACAATTCTTTCCTCAAGAAATAACTTTTAATGATAAAACACCATTACATAAAATTAATATATCAGTTGATAAAATAAATTTCATAAAACCTATTACAACTGAAAACAATGGATGTTCCAGTATTATGACACCAAATATTGCAAGAATGAAAAATGAATCATATTCATCATCATTATTTATGGATTGTAAAATAAGTATATTTGTAAAAGAAGATGAAAATATTACAGAATTAGAAACAAAAACTATTAAAGATATTTTAATAGGGAAAATACCTATAATGGTAAATTCAAAATATTGTACATCTATTATCAAAGATAAAAGACAGGAATGTTTATATGATCCTGGTGGTTATTTCATTATTAATGGAAATGAAAAAGTAATTGTATCACAAGAAAAGATAGCAAATAATCTAATGCAAATTACAAAATGTAAAAATACATCAAAATATGCTTATTCTTGTGATATAAGAAGTTTAGATGAAAAACTTTTTGGAATTCCAAAAGCATCATCAATAAAAATCACAAATAAATCAGAAAAATACAGTAATTATCTTAAAATTTTACTCCCTCATATGAAAACAGAAATACCATTATTTATCTTATTCAAAGCATTAGGTTGTGAAATAGATCGCGATATTGTTTATTATATTATTAATAATGATGGTTCAGATATTGATAACCATATTATTAAATGTATTAGATTATCATTAGAAGAGTCTTCATCTATCTCTACTAAAAAAGAAGCAATTGAATACATTGCAAATCATATAACAAACACAAACGGATACGTTCAAACTCAAGAAAAGAAACTTTCATATGTTGAAGATTATATACTAAAAGATTACTTACATCATTTAGATTCAAACAAAAAGAAATTACATTTAACTGGATTCATGGTGAATAATTTAATTCAAACATATTTAGATGTTAGAAAAGTTGATGACAGGGATAGTTATCTAAATAAACGCGTTGATACATGCGGTTATTTATTAGGTAATTTAACATTCCAGTGTTTTCATAAAATAGTAAAAGATATTAAAAATTATTTAAATAAAGAAGTTAATTCTGGTGTATGGAATATCAATAAGAATTTTAGTGATATTATCAATGAAATTAATATTAATAAAATTATCAAATCATCTTATCTAGAAAATATTATTAAAGGTGCTATGGCAACAGGTAATTGGGGATTAAAAGTAAATGCTTCTAAACAAGGTGTTTCTCAAGTATTAAACCGATTAACTTATCTTAGTACTCTTTCACATTTAAGAAGAATTCAAACACCTGGAGATACATCAGGGAAATTAATTGACCCTAGAAAATTACACCCAACTAGTTGGGGATATACTTGTCCGAGCGAAACACCCGAAGGTCAAGCAGTTGGTATTGTTAAAAATATTTCTCTTTCATGTGAAATAACAAATTATAAAACATCTGAACCATTGAGATATTTAATAAGTGATTTTATAATCGATATAGAAAGTATCAATATTCGTTTATTCAATAAAACATCAACTAAAGTTATCATTAATGGTGATATTATAGGATATACAGGAGAACCTAATGAAATTATAAATATTGTTAAAGAATCTAGAAAACAAGGTTTAGTAGAAATCAAAACATCTGTCTTTTGGAATCATAAAGAAAATATTATTTATGCATTCACAGATGGAGGAAGACTCACACGACCATTACTAAATACTAAATGTATAAATGAAAATATTAAAAATGGTATTGATAATAATAAACTATCATGGGATGATCTATTAATTAATATCAAAAATAATTTAGTAGAACCTATTATAGAATATATCGATCCTTATGAATCAAATAATATTATTCTTTCAACAAGAGTTGAAGAAATAAATGAATCACATACACATTCAGAAATTCATCCATCATTAATTTTAGGAGTTCTTTCATCTTGTATTCCTTTCCCACATCATAATCAATCACCAAGAAATACATATCAATCTGCTATGGGGAAACAATCTGTGGGTGTTTATTCTCTGAATTTTAAAGAAAGATATGATACATTTTCACATATCTTATCATATCCTCAAAGACCATTAATTGAAACAAAATTAATGAAATATCTTGATACAAATAAACTACCAAATGGTATTAATGTTATTGTAGCAATTGCTACATATACAGGTTTTAATCAAGAAGATTCAATTATCTTTAATAAATCAGCAATTGACAGAGGATTATTTTCATCAACATTTTACAGAACATATAAAGATGAAGAAAAGAAAAATCAAATATCAAGTGAAGAAGAAAAATTCTGTAAACCAGAAAAAGAAAGATTATTACTACCAAAACCTTGTAATTATTCAAAAATAGAGAAAAATGGATTTGTAAATAAAAATACTTATGTTGATGATAATGATATTATTATTGGAAAAGCAATCCCGATAAAAGATAAGAAATATGATTTTAAAGATAATAGTATTCCTCTTAAATCAAAAGAATCTGGATTTATCGATAGTAATTATGTGAATGTAAATGGTGAGGGATACAAAGTATGTAAAGTTAGAATAAGAGATCATCGTTTCCCAGAAATAGGTGATAAATTTTCATCAAGACATGGTCAAAAAGGAACTGTCGGAATGATATACAATCAAGAAGATATGCCATTTACAAAAGATGGAATAATTCCAGATATTATTATTAATCCTCATGCTGTTCCTAGTCGTATGACTATTGCACAACTTATAGAATGTGTTTTAGGTAAATTATGTTGTAAAACAGGGAATATTGGAAACGGAACAGCATTTGATCGTATTAAAGTTGATGATATTTCAAAAATGTTGATTGAAGCGGGTCATGAAAAACATGGAAATGAAATTCTTTATAATGGGATAAGTGGTGATCAAATCCATACACATATATTTATGGGTCCGACATATTATCAAAGATTAAAGCATATGTCAGGTGATAAAATACATAGTCGATCAAGTGGACCTATTGTTACTATGACAAGACAACCTGCGGAAGGAAGATCATCGCATGGAGGTTTAAGGTTTGGAGAAATGGAAAGGGATTGTATGATTGCACATGGTAGTTCTTCATTCTTAAAAGAAAGATTAATGGATGTATCAGATAAATATCATGTATTTACATGTGAAAAATGTGGATTAATATCTGTAAATAATGTAAAAACTAATAGTTATGAATGTAAAAATTGTAAGAACCATACAGACTTTAAGAAAGTAAATATACCATATTCTTGTAAATTATTAATTCAAGAACTTCAAAGTATTAGTATCGCGACAAGATTACTTACAAATAAATAAGTTTAAGTTTAAAAAAAAAAATGATATTATTTAAAAAAATAAGGATAAATTTTTTTAAATGAGTGAGTCTATGGATGATTATATCTTAAATATTAAAACAGTTCAATCTGGAGCATTTAGAATCTTAGTTGAAGCATTAAAAGAGATTTTAACAGATGGAAATTTAATTTTTGATGAAACAGGATTAAAGTTAATGGCGATGGATTCAACACATACAATATTAATTCATATGAAATTAGAATCATCTAATTTTGAATTTTTTTATTGTCCTAAAAAATTTACTTGTGGTGTAAATATGTTAAACTTGTTTAAACTTATCAAAACCATGACTAATTCTGAAACATTAACATTATATGTAGAGAAAAATAATGAAAATTATTTAGGTATAAGAATAAATAATTCAGAAAAAAATTCGCAAACAACTTATAAATTAAATTTATTAGATATCCCTGAAGATGAAATTGTAATTCCGCCTGCAGAATTTGAAACTGAATTATCTTATCCATCGAATGATTTCCAAAAAATTATAAGAGATATGGTTAATATTGGTGAAAATATTGAAATTAAAAGTATTGGTTCGCAATTATGTTTGAATTGTACTGGCGATTTTGCATCTCAAGAAACTATCTTAGGGGAAACGACAAATGGATTAAAATTCAATCAAGTATCTTCAGAAGATAAACCAGTTCAAGGTATGTTTTCTTTAAAATATTTAATGTTATTTACAAAATGTACTAATTTATGTAATCAAATTAACTTATATATTAAAAATGATTATCCTATTGTAATTAAGTATAATGTTGCATCATTAGGTGAAATTAAATTATGTTTAGCACCAAATACAACTGATTAAATATTATCTTTGTATAATGAATTTTCTAATTTAAAATATTTATTTTCTAAAAAATCGTCAGAATATTTATATTTCTTTTCTTTCAACCATATTTTTATAATATTAAATTCTTTTTTAGGGGCAATTGATATTCCATTTATCATTTCATTATTTTCTTTTAAGAAAGAAGAATTTAAAATATTTAATAATAAATAATTCCATGAATCAATTATATTATCAGAAGATATTTTAAATGATAAACAACCTCCTAAACGATTTTTTGGATCTTCCCAATTAGGGAAAATATCATCTTTCATAACAAAAAACATTCCATTCTGATAATAATTTTGTTCAAATGAATCAACAATTAATCGATAATCAAAAAAATTCCTAAATATTAATAACTTTTTATAACTTTTTTTATCCCAATTATTATCTTTAATAGAATGATACCACAAACTCCAATTATTTTTTAATTTATAATTCTTTTCCATAATATTATTTATTCAATAATAATTATTTAAATAATTATTAAAAAAAATATATTTTTTATATTAATAAATATATAAATGAACTTTTTAATGAAATATTCAAATATTATCATCGTATTGATTTATGCTTATTTTCTGTTTTTCCACATTAAAGATAAAGAATATATGAAAATGTTAGGGGCAACTTTACTAACAGCATTTTTAATTTGCATGAATAAAAATTCTGGAACTGTTGAAGGTTTAACTAATTCAGAAATTCAAGAACAACGTAAAAATATGGATGAATTAAATACTGATGGTGATAGTATGGTACTAGGTGATGAATACATAGAACAATCTGGTCCTGTTAAATTTGTCCCATTTGAATCTACTACCAGAATGGGTCCATATGATGGTTTATGTATTGATGGTGAAAGAAAAAAAGTAGATAAATTAATCTCTAATGAAGAACTTCAAACATATTTAGGTGTTCAAGGTCCGATTCAACTTAAAAAATCAATAGATGTTGATACAGGTGTTGTAGTTGACGGAGATGATTCAACTGAAATTAAAAAGAAAGCAATTTTATCTAATAATCCTGTTAGTATTAATTGCTGTGATACTTCACCATTTTCATCAAGTAACGGATGCGTTTGTGTAACAGATAAACAAAAGAAATTTATCAGATCAAGAGGTCATAATAAAACTTCACCAGATTATGTTTAAATTATCTTCCTAACATTCTTCTGTGGATTTGATCATAAGAATTAAATGCTTTTTGTTCATAATCTTGTAATCTTTGTAATCTATTTTGTTCTTCTTGTTCTTCTCTTTGTTTTTTTAATTGATATTTTTGCTGATCTTCATAACTCATTTGATATGAAACATTACTTCTAGATGCTTCCATATCATTTATATTACGAGGTCTACCTCTAGTATCTGTTGGATTAACATCTATTAAACAAGAATTAGTAAAAGCATCTTTATAATCTCTATAATTCAAACCACCACTGCTTTCACCACTAAAGTCTGAAATATTACCTTTCCCTAAAACCATTAATGAATCTTTTCCTTTAAAAGAAATATCAACTTGTGGTTCATCATATTTAACAATTTGTGAACCTATATTTTTTTGTTGTTCACGTTTATATTTTTCAAATTCACGATTAAACATATTTTTATTAAAGTTCCCATCAAACATTTTTTTAGGACCATCTTCAGAAACAGGATTTTTATTCATCCAATTTCCATATCCTGAATCATAAACATCACCGATACGATTTTCTTCATATATTTTATTAAAAACATCTGTATCAAACTTATCTGTTAAATTTACATTTTGTAAACTGTCTTGTGATTGTGTTTTTATATATTCACGACTTTGATCTCTTAAATCATTATGTAAATTACTATTATTTACATCTTTTAATCTTTTTAATAAAACAGAATAAGCAATTGACACTTGTTGGAATTGTTCTTGTGATCCACCTCTATCAGGATGTGTTTTCATTGCCATCTTTAAGTATGCTTTTTTTAAAACTTTTTCATCATAATTTTTAGGAACACCTAATATTTTATAAGGATTTAATTTTTGTTTTTTTTCAGGTTGATATGTAATTTGTGGATTTGATTGATAACCTATTGATTGTTGTTGTTGTTGATATTGTTGTTGTTGTTCAGCAGTTTGCTGAAACATAATGTTTGATGGTGTATGTTGTTGATTTAATATATTTTGTCTTAAATTCATCCTTGATAACTGATTTATTTGTTCTTGTTGTGCTTGAATTAATCTTTGTTGTTGTGTAATATAATCAGTATATGATTGTTCCACTGGACGACTATTTTCATTTCCCATTTTATTTATTAATTATTTATTTATAATCTATTAATTTTTTAAATATAACTTAATATTATAATGGCATGTATTCCATGTATGACAGGTGTCGCAGCATCAGGACCTTTAGCACCTTTAGCAGCGGTGGGTGCAACAGCATACTATCTTACTAAAAAGAAAAAACGAGATACTAAAAAGAAAAAACGAGATTCTAAAAAGAAAAAAAGAGAATCTAAAAAGAAAAAAAGAGATTCTAAAAAAGGAGGAACTAAAACAAAAAGATTTAAAAGAAATTATTCAAAACGAAATAAAAAAAGAAAAAGAAATTATTCAAAACGGAGTAAAAAAAGAAAAAGATAATTTTCTTTATTTTTTCTTTCTAAATAAATAACCTATAACAAAAATTATCAATAAAACAAATAGCATAATTTTTGTGTTGTCATTTATTTTTTTTAATAAATTATATTTTTTATTATTTTGTTTTCCACAAGATTCACCTATATTTGCAAAACAAATTTCACCTTCTTCACATTCACGCCAATTACAAACTGAAAAATTATATGAATCTCCTTCTTCATAACGTGAACGCCAGGCAGAAGTTTCGATTCTTTGATTCAGTGGGTAGTCGACCAATACGGGACCAAATTCCTCATCATTTCCTTGAAATCTTAAACATTGTTCTTCGGTTAAATCCCGACATGTTTGAGATGGAAGGCTATAAAAATCGAAAGGGTCATTAGATCTGGGGGGTTGACCATCTTGTTGAGTGCGGATAATAGCATCACTACATGTTGGGTCTGCTAGAGGACCCATACGGTGAGTTCCAGAAGTACAAAAGCATCCAAACTGAACAGATGGTTCTGGTGTTATTGTTGGATCACGAACTTCAAACATTTTATATGCAATTCTATTGTCATCAGTCGTTATTGCGCTACCTGATTGATAAATTAAAGGTGACAATTCTATTTTTAATATAAATTTCCCTGGGGTTAATAAAATACGATTGGTAATACCATTAATTAAAATTGAAATATTTTGAGGGATTGTTAGAGTTAAATATCCATAATATCCCGGTGTATTATCATCGGATATCGTACTTGTGTCATATGTTACTGAACGATTAAATCCGTCAACAGCACCTTCGGTACTCCTATAAGGGATTTCAATACCATTACTTTGACTTGATTGACGTTCAATTAAATTTTCTTCAAATTGTTGATTATCTTGTGTAAGATATATTAAATATATTCTTATACTAGGTTCAGTATCAGTATCAGTAGGAGAAATAGGCATTGGAAAACTATCACTCTGAATATTTTGGTCAATTCTTGGTCCTCTGAAATTTATTCGGATTGTAAGATCGGTGGACATATTTTGTATTTCAGGTAAATCTGGATTATTAAAGTAAAAACTCCCGTTCGAGAAAATATTAAATTCAGATGTTCTTAAACAATTTTCTTGTTCACCTGGTTGACATAAATGTATGCTTCTACAATTATGTATATCATCTATTGTTTCACAATCAGTCCCCTTTATGATTATTCCTTCATCACTATCTATTTTTACTTGTATTTCACGATATATTTTTCCATTAAAAATATATTCTCTCCAATGATTTACATGATCAGCTGAAATTAATAATTCTGACCCCTCAATAACTTCAATTCTATTTTCTGTATTAATTTTTGTAAAAAAATCTTCCATATATGTATTTCTATCTTTTGCAGTTTCAAATGGTTCTTCGGTTTCTTGATAAAAACAACCAGCATCAATACCGGGTGTTTCACTTTCGCATCTCTTCTTACATCCTTTTAAGGCAAATAATGGAGGCATTTCGGTTATTCTTGGTCTATTAAATTCTGTTATAAATTCAAATCCGTCATTACAAGTGAATATATCTTGATTTGCTAATTCATCCACTGTGAATGGATTTTCAAAACCATTAATATGACCATGATTCACATTTATTTTATATGGATCAACCCAATTAGGCAAACTTCTATCTTCAGGAACCCGATGAATTTTTTTGAAACAAGCATCATTTGTACCATCATTTTGTCCGTCGTTTAATGTATATGAGGACCCGGCGGTTTCACACATAGTTGCATAAAAATTTGTTTGATCTGATTTAGCATCATTATCATAATAACCAAGACGTTCATTACATTGTAAGAATTGTCCACTTTTACTTCCAATATTAAAATTGCTATTGTGAGAAAAGACCTTACTCGAATCATCGCCATAATTTGGTCCTTGAATAATTATTGATGGTTTATTAACACCATCAATCTCACGATCAATCTCAGTGTACGAACATCCATCTGTTGAATTACAACGGGATTCTAAACCAGGGTCTGGAAAAGATGTGAAATCAGTATGGTACTGGTATGGTCCAGTATCTGGATTATATAAATTTTTTATGCTGGCACATTTATCCACATTTTCTTGATTATTCGGATCATCTGGTTCGCATTTGCGGATTTCGTAATTAGCCAGTACGGTCTCGCTAGGTATATCAAGTCCAACTGAGGTGCAGTCCTCAACACAAGTACCTTGTATGGTATACGTATCACCATTTGGATTCTCAGTACAATTATTTGTTACAATTCTTTCATCGGCTGATTGACTACTCCATCCCCTTTGACAATTTACTGATACTTCAAAGTTTTCAGGAGATAGACTTGTTTCTTCTGTAACTACGAAATGAGTATTAGAGATATCCGGTCTCACACATTGAGAGAGGCATGCGTTTGTACCATCTGTTCTAGTAAAAGATAAAGTATTGTCTGTGCCACATATAGCATATGCGTGTCCAACATCCAAACCATCATCAGGCATTTGAGTGCTTAATACGTGGGCATCATCACAGGTATAAGATATACGTGTTTTTCTATCTGTCCCGGTCCCGGGTAAAAAATTACGGTTTCCTGAACCATCTTCATTAATGAAACTATCACTTATTTGAACACCAGCATCCTGTATAGCAATTTCAGAGGGGATATTACATAATGGTCTTTCACAACCAGATAAAATAAAAGGCGAACCACTAGTTTCACAAGGGCGTATTACTGGAGTGATTGCATCCTCATCATTGTTATTATCACTAGTCCAACAACCATTTTCTGTATCACATTTGCATTCAACATCCAAATTTGCTATTGTATCAGTAGTTACTAATGATGGAAGTGTTCTAATTTCACGAGTTATTTTGTCAACAATCCTGTATCTTGATGCATTTTGCGGTATGCTACATTCGAATATATTAATATCACCACTAGTTGGTTCTGCTCGTTGAACCGTACAATCATAAAGTGTTGAACCATCCTGTGACATCTCATCTTCACATGTTTTTTTAGTATCAAGTATATTCATATTGCCTATAACTGGATTATCCCCCATAAACAATTTATTATATATATATATAAATAAAAAATATAAAATAAAAAAAAATTAATTTATAAAATGATTCAAAAACTATAACTAAATTAAAAATTTATTTACGATCCCAGGGTTCAACATAATCATATCCTAAATATTTAAATATATCTTTCTCATCATTAAATTCATAATTAACTGGTTGTTTTGTATTTACATCTTTTAAACTATACTCATTAATGCTCATCCCTCTGTCTAAAACTTTTTGTCTTAAAACCTTGTTGAAATCCCCTGATCCTGTAAAATAGAACACTGCAAATGGATATTCTTGAGGTTTCGTATACATAACATCAATCCTTCTTGCTAATCCTTTTTTTCCTAGTTTACAAACACCATTGTACTTTTTAGTTCCTAATGCTAGGTGATCAACTAAATATCCTAGATCATTTAATGTCTTAATAAAATTCTGATAAACATTTGGATCTTCAGATTTCAAAAGAACATCAATATCTCCACTTTCAGGTAGCCTCCTTCTGTATGATCCAGCAATTGTAAGTTCAGCATCTTTATCTATTTTTTGAAGTGTCCTCTTTAAAAGTGTTTCATGTCTTGAAATTTCTTCACGAGGAATTTTCTCTAAAAGTTCAGAATAATGTTTTAATCCAATCAGTTGTTTTTCATTCAAATGTTGAGAAATATCTTTACATGTTTTTAAATCTTCAATTGTCTTGAACCCTTGTTCAACAAGATACTTAGCATTCTTAGGTCCAACAC